TACTTTTATTGATTAGTTCAGGAGTGCTTTTAAAGAGCTTGGAGGCACCTTTCAAAATAGCTGGGAATCCTGCACCGGCTGCTACAGAAAATACTAAAGACTGATATGTATCATAGTCTCTCTGCTCATACTCTGCTAAAGGCTTATGAATAGCTAGTTCACTTATTACGTTACCGGAGATACCTTCAGCTATTTGAGCTTTTAAGGACTGATTAGCAAGCATACTGGCTACGCCGCCTTTTATGGCGGTTTTGGTGAGGACTCTGTTAATCCCCACACCTATACCAGCTCCCATAGCAAACCCTACAGGGTCTAATATTTGAGGTACTGCTTGAATCCCAAATGAGACTACCTTGTTGAAAGTAGAGTCACCTTCGCCCTTACTAATCGTATCTTGTATAATCCTTCTTTCTACAGCTCTGTCATTAAGCTCTTTAGCGAAAGATCTAGTTTGAGGCTCTTTAAAAGGAGTTTCGATATTCTTAAATTCGGCGTTAAGTTCTTCAGGGTCTACTAAATCCCCCTGGTGTGACTTATAGATCAATTCTGGAGCCCTAAGAATAGCTCCAAAATCAGAATCCCTGAAACCGGCGGCTATATTAGCGGCGGCGAATTGGGGGAAAGGTACTTTCCTCTCAAGTCCTGGAGCGTCGTCATCTACCTCGGGCTTTATATCGAATGGGAGCCTAGCCACTAATCCTCCCTCGATCTAATAAATCGTCTTTCTTTTGTTCCTGGAAGGAACTCTTTATCGGTTCTAGTAATCCCTCTCAGATCGTTATAAAGTCTCGTACCTTCTGTAACAGCGTGATCTTTTAAAGCATCAAACGGCACTACAATAGGTTCAGCCTCGCTATTTTTAACAGGTTTTACAAACCCATCTCTCGATGTAAAGTATAGCTTTAGTCCGTTTTGGTCTTTATTATTAGCCCAGAAAAAGCTTTCTTTAGCTTGTTCATAGAACTCTTCATCACTCCCTGGAAATAGGAAGTTAGCTTTAGTTATGTTTAGTTCTTCTTCTAAAACCTGTCTTGTTAAAGACCCTTCTACGTAAGTATCTACCAGACCTTTATCTACAGAAACAAAAGTTTCATTGCCTTCAAAGTCCAGAGACGGTATTTTCTTAGGGATAAGGTATCTGGTCTTTCCTCCGTGATTGTTTCCAAAGTCGAAGTTATCGCCCAGTACAGATTTAGTCGCCATTTCAACAGCTACGTCCTCAGACTTACCTTTGAACGCCATAAGCCTCTTAGCTTCTAAAGATACAGCATCTTTAATACTTGTGGCCATAAACTCGTTATTTGATTTCTCAAATACGGTTGTAAAATCTTTAATGTTATCTAGTACAGTGGATGTGACCGAGGATTCTCCTCCTGGGTGTTTATCGGCAAACTCTTTACGAATAGTAGGAGCGTTTTTAAAATTTCTTAATAATATTTCTTTTGACGATTTGTTATCCAGGTAAGGGGCTAGAACTACAGACTTCTCAAACCCTGGCGTCTTATCTCCAATGTCGTTAAATACCGCTGAAGCGTGTTTCCCGTATTTTCTGATTACGTTGTCTAACATATCAGATTGACCTTCAAAAGTAGACTCTTCAAACTCCACTCCCATTCTAGAAGCTATATCGTTTGTAAGTACTCTAGGATTAGCTATTTTAAGCTCTTTCTGCCTAGCTAATAATTTGTCAGGGTCGTTTATAAGTTCGGGAGAGGACTTAATAACGCTTAAAGCAGGATCATTTTTTCTATCTTTGAGCATCTTACTAGCCGACATTCCAAACAACATCTCTGCTTTATCTCGGGAGTTTTCTTCCACGGCAGTAGCTCCGCTAGAAAATATAGTTCCAGACTCTCTAACCATTTTGGATATGGCTTGATTATCTGTATTTTCTAAACCGCCAATTAAGCTCCCTACAGTCCCCATAATCTTAATATCAGACAACATTTTAGATTTCTTTGGGCTATTTGGCAGAGAATTTACGCTGTCGAAGGATTTAGCTAGGAAGCCTACGTCCCCTCTCTCCGCTAACTCTAAAGCAGCTTTAGCTTCTGAAAATACGGCACTTTGATTAGCTGAAACAGCCGCTTTCTTAGCAGCTAGAACGCTTCTCTTATAACTTAGTTTCTCTTTAGAGGAGATATCGTCGAACACTTCTGAGGTTTCGGGATGCTTCCCGTCCATCATATCGTCTAGATATTTGGTAAGATCTGCCACTGAAGCACTTTTAGTGATCGGGTGACTAGGGTCTGACATTTCAGTAAAGTAATTCTTTCTGTAGTTAAATCTAAGTCCGGCTAGCTTCTTCTTAACAGTCTCACCACCGTATTCAAGACCTTCACTATTTTGGATATTATCCCTAACCATAGCGTATCTACTCATAGCGGTTTTAGTATTTCCTGAAGAACCTACTTCCTTGGATTCTTTGTCATCCAAAGCAGATTTAACCTTAATTCTTTGAGTATTTTCCCAACTATCTGCCTCTAAAATTCTAGAATTATGATAGTTTCTAATGGTGGAATTGAAGTGATCTTGGGCGAATCCTGAAGGAGCCTCAGTCACCATCTGTTCTTTAAGCCTTTCAGCCTCGTCCTGGTAGGATTTAGCGTATCCGGTAGGGTCTGATTCTTTGACTACTTTGTTTTCACGGCTCCAGTTCTCCATACTCTGTCGATATTCTAAAGTCTTTTTAGAGGAGTATTCGTTAGCTTTAGACTTCTCCCTCATTTCAATAAGGTCTAGGGAAGTACCTGTAGCCGTCTTAACTAGATGGCTAGTGGCTTGAGCTAAGGCTCTACTGCCTCTCATATCGGACTTAGGAGTTTTCGGTCCTTTAGCTCTGACCTTCGATCCTGCGCCTAATGTTGGAATTCTTGTGGCCATTATCTTTCCCTCTTCCTTCCGCCTATAGCCGGAGATCTTCCAGTATTGCTAGTCTTAGACCCGCTTTTACTATCAAACCTCCTAGCTCTAGCTGCTGTCCCAGCTCCGCCCAAGATATCAGCAAAAGTTCTGATATCTCTAGCACCTCTAAGCCTGCTAGTACTTCTTTTCTTACCTTCGATCCCTGTCTCAAGGGCTTTAATCTCGGATTCAGCTTCCATTTGAGCTATCTCTATTTCACGAGCAATAGCACTACTGGTCTGTTCTAAAGTAAGAAGTGGACTACCTGTACCGATATCTACTCCAGACTTGATAAAAGCCCCTATTTGCTCTTGTTTAAAGGCTTCACCTTCCTGAACAGTAAGGAACTTATTAACTTCAAATCTCTCCAAAATATCAGCAGCTTCAATCTTATCTGCTTCGATTTCATCTAGTAAAGAAGCAATTTCTGAATTCGCTGCCTCTCTGTTGGCCATTGCATTGGCGAGTCCACCAAATGCGGCAATTCCTGATGATGAGCCCATTAGTGCCACCTCTTCGCATAAATAGCGTGATCTCGGTTATCGGCGGTATATCCTCTGGCAATTCCTTCGTAGGATAGCCCGAGCTTTCTCGCCCACTTATCGCCTTCTGCGTAATCTAAGTCTACCGCAATAGAGAACCTGTGCAAGCCGTAAGCTGTATTACATACCCTATGGATAAGACGGTAAACTTGTTTAAAAAATATAACTTTATTTTCCTGGACTCTCTCACTCGCCATGATCCAACCTTCAGCTACTCCCGGTCTGTGGAAGTGAAGTCCCGCAAAAAAGAGGATTTCCCCGTTTTGCTTGATCGTGAGGACTTCCCTCGTCGGGTCTGGGATATTCGAGGCGAGAATCGCTTTCCAGTTCTTTTCTTTAAAGAGCGGTACAAAGTTGTCCATGTGGGATATTTCAAATTCTTCCACCTTAGTCATAACTCACTCCTCTAATGGCAAGTGATACGACGTGAGCAGGATAAGGATCCTCGGATAGTAATCTAATGGATTGTTCGAGACTTGGGGAATTAGGGACTTCCACCCGTACATTACCCGTATATGCATCGTTTGAGGGTATTTTCGCCGGATAAGTCTTTTGTTTCCCATCTGGGCTTCCTACCCTAAGACCTTTAGTCTTATAAAGTTTGGCTACAACTCTATCAATCTTCTTAATAGCGCCCTCTGAATATCCAAAATCTCCGCCAGCTTCGACACTCGCTGTATCTAGAGTGGCAGTATATTTCAGACCTACTACAAATCTAGTCCCGTCTGGGTAAGATTGAGGAAGGTCGATAGACCCAATATCTACGGTATCGTCCCCAATATATTCTCCGTCGGCTGTAATAGCTACCTCTAGACCTTCTAAGTGGTCCAGACCTGAGATTGTAGTGACGTCCCCAACCGCTGTGGAGAGTTTGGCACTATCTAGATAAACTGGGATATCCTGTCTAAATACAGTAGTTGAAGCTAATGTAGGTCCGTCGAAGTCAATCCCAATAGATTCTAGGTAATATTTAGCACCTACTCCAGTCCCTCTTTGAACTAGAACCCATAAAGCGTCCTCTTGTCCGTCAGATTCGGGAATATAAGCTACTCCCCAAATATTCTCAGCATCCGTAATACCTACCGTAAACCATCCAGAAGCTTGCTCTCCAGGAGAGTAGGTGACTCCAACTAGGTCGTTTAAGGTAGTTCTAAGCCAAACAATCTCTCTATCTTGTTGGTAATGGAGAGATTTAAACTTTTTAGCGACTACTGGACCGTCCTCAGACTGGTTTAAGGTTCCGTATTGGTGGAGGTGGTCGGCAGTTCCGCTGACGTCTCCAGACAAATAGGAGCCATTATTATCATTGAATTTAAAATTTCTTAACTTTCGTCCGTCCCTGGAGATAAAGAGAGTTTCATTATCGACTCGGACAGGTTGGACAGTATCACCGCCAAAAGCGGTATTTTGTCTAAATGAGACTGATTCAGCAGAAACGATCTGTTCTCCGCCTGTGAGGATATATTCCCCACCTAATGTCCCAACATGGAGACTTTCTCCGCTTGATAGCCAGGTAATAGGGTTAAATTGCTGTGACCCGATTGCGAAGCTAATTGGGTCACTGAGTAACCCGATTAAGTTATTCTTAAGAGTTATCTTACTGGTATCTGGTACAGCGGCACCAATAAAGTAATTCACGCCTGAAGTATCTGACCCTGAGGTAATATCTTGATCTAGGCGCTTTGCCATCATGTGGAATACGTTTCCAGCTAGAGATCCCCAAACCTTATTCTTTTCGGCGTCGTTCCCGCCCCACATAAGTCTTTGATCGAAGAACTCTACAGTTCTAGGCCACCCTCGATAATCTGACCAAGATTGCTCTTGCCAATTATCTGTGAAATAAGCCGCCCCGATAACGCCGGGGTTGATAATAGTGTTACATTTTAGGAGTTGAGGACTTGTATACTCAAAAGCTTGGACTACCCACTCCTGGGCACCACTTACAATACGAAAATAAGCTCCGACATGACCGGGATTAAACCAGTCAATAGGGTTATTTGCAGCGTCCAGCATCCTAAGGTCGATTCTGTTAGCTGGGTTATCCTCATTTAAAGCCTGGATTTTAACAGGCTCAATATTAGAATCTCTATAAGGTCTTTTAATTACAGGACTAATCTGCCCAAAACCGGCTGGAGTAGCCTCGAGATATTTCCTGACTTCCCACTTGTAGGATCCGTCCTGGGTAATATATCTGGCAATATATATAGGCTCAAAGGTTCCTGAGCTGTGAGTGATAAATAGAACGTCCCTAACCTGAACATAGTTAAATCCAGCAGGGTCTAGATTGTAAGTCTCGCCTAAGGCTGTGGGAGCAATATCAGCTCCTACGATAATATCGGCACTAGAAACTAAGGTGCCGTCGGTATTGAAAATTTTAATGAACTCGTCAATAGGGCTAACAACAACAGAGTTAATACTAAGGACAATAGTAAATGCTTCATTTTTGTTAAATACGAAAGGAAATACCCCTAGTCCTATGTTTGGAGCTGCCGGGTTTAAAGCTCCGAAGGATTCCACCTCAGCTCTATACTGGGTACCGGGACGCTTTACAGCTCCCCCGGTCTTATACGGAAACCAGTTGTGCATCTGCCTACAGGCATCCCTATAATCTTCGGTATCTTTACGCCCTAAAGCTCTAGGAGACCATTCGCCTGATTTAAAGGAAAATTTTAAGTGATTAAACTTTGACACGAGGTTCCCCAGTCACAGATACCCTCCTTGCGTCCAGAAACTCATCTGTTACAAGGTCGTCCTGCCATCCTTCTTGTCCATCAAAACTTCTAGCGTCCCTTAATTTCAATTGCGCCTTTCTCTCTAATTGCTCAGATAAGGAAACGCTTTGGATTAAAGGATATGCCAGCTTAGATGCTAACTGATATGCAAGGGCTTCGGCAAACATAGGGCTGAAATTCCCAGGTAATATTCCGCTTGAAATATACTCTACCAAGGCTTCAGATACGTCGGTGATTAAGGTTCGACCCTCTACTTTGAATTTAACGCCTGGGTCTTCTAATTGGCGGACTCTAATACAGTCGGCTGGAAGCTGGAAGGCTTTACTGAATCCAAAGGTTGGAGCGTCTGGGAGAGCTGTAAAGCTTGCCCTAATCATAGCAAAGTTCCAGTAGTGTGAGCCTAAGAACTCGTCTCGGACTCTTGGATAGTTTTTCTGGCAAAGGAAAGCTGCCTTGCTGTCCTCAGAGAAACTTGCGATATTTTCCACCCCAAGAATATCTAAAGCACTATTGCAGATATCTATGTCTGAAGCCATTAAACCTCCAAATAAGAAAAAAAAGAAGCCGGGTGTCTAGGAAAACCCCGGCTTCTAAGCAGAAGGATTACCCTCTATGATTCTAGAGAGTATTCAACGAAAATTTCGATATCGCCATCGACAGCGTAAGCTTCAGTACAAGTGGCTTCAATCTGAGCCCCACCTTGTCCAACAACCTTGCCAAGAAGGTCACTGTCAGCTCCGTCACGCTTCATAACTTTCTGTCCACCAGCATCGGCTTGATCTACAAGTCCGTTCTGGTCGGCGGCAACAGCGTTACCGTCTAGGTCAGAAAAAGCCTGGCAACCAAGATCTAGGATCCCAGTAGCACCGCCGTTTGACGACTTAAGTTTAGCACCTTTAATCAAAGCACCCTCAGGGATTTTGTCCCCAAGAACGATAGTATCGCCGTTCCCAATAGGTCCAGAATACGTATCGTGGATAATCTTAATTCTTGAGTTTTGCTTGCCCGGATTAATTTTCTCTTTTGGAGAAGAATCAATCAGAGTTTTGTTTGCGCCTTTTAATACAGCCATTTCATATCCTCAGGGCTCGTCATATAGCCCAGTTTAGGGTTTGTGTTAGTTATTATTCAGCACAAAGTACTTCAACAACCTTCTCTTCTTCCATACGTACGGCACCTACTGAGTGACGAACATAAACCTGGATTGACCATTTTTTGTCTGGTCGTGGAGCCATCATAGACTCAAGGTTGATACCGTCAGCAGAGATCATACCGTCACCACACCAAGCTACACATCTACGCATAGTAGAGGCAGTAGTGTTGGCGGCACCTGTAAGAACCTGACCACCTGTCTCGAAATCAACAGCGGCAGCGGCTACAGGAAGACGTTGAGATCGGATGAACTCAAAGCCCATGAAACTGTTTACTTTACCTTGTACAAGCGCCTTAACGGTGTTGTAGTCAGCAGAAGTAACTTCAGTTTGACGTAGAAGGTTTTGCTTTTGACGTGAAGAGTAAGCGAAATATCTTTCCTCATCCTCATCAACATCAGCTTCGTCGAATTTCTCAGAAGTTTTAGTAAGAGTATAGACGTTAAGTCCAGTCTCTACAGCACCGGTTTCACTGGCAACAGCAACCAATTTTTGGCTTTCTGGAAGAGAAACTAGAGTAGTTCCACGTTTACCTGCACGAGCAACACCAAGAATAGCAGCGATAAAGATATCGTCTTTCTTACGGTTAAGGGCCATTACACCAGTCTTAACATAGGCACCCTCAGGAGCAATAAGAAGACGTAGCTTGTCAAAACGGTCAACCAAATCACCCCAGTCAGCGTCAGTAAGGTCTACTGCACGTCTAGAGTGTTCAGCGTTGTTGATCGGAGTATCGCCGTGACGATCATTAGAATCATTGGCTTCTCCAGCACCGATACGCTCATAGTAGTCAGTTTCGGAAGCTTGTTCCCGCATCTGGGATTTTCCGTAAAGACGGGGAGCTTTCTGCTGAGAAAGGAAATAAAGTGAAGAGTTGTACCCTTCGATCATAGCTTCTGGAATAGTAACAGATCCGGTTTCATCTTTAACGAAACCTAGAAAGAAGCCAATAAAGGCCACTAGGAAATTAATTAGTTGGTTCATTTTAGAACTCCTAAAAGGTTATATGGTTACAGGTTAAAACAACAAACTTTCGGTTGAAGTGTCCCCTAAGGGATTCACCTGATATCGCTCTTTTAGGGCCTATCGGTAGGGTGTCCGGCAAATATCTGATTAAATATTAGCAAGCTGTGGAATTTTGTCAACAAAAAATAAAAAAGCCCGGCACACAAACCAGGCTTTAGTGGGGACTAGGCTAATAATCCCCGTAAGAGTTGAGAGAGCCAGTTCCCAGGTTACACTGTACCTGCCATCTGTCTCGCTCTATTTTTAGCTTTAAGATTAGATTTTTGGGCTGCTAACTTATCGAATTTATTCTTAAGTTCTTTCTTATTAGCAACATTGCCCTTATCAGTGATCTGACTATAGATCGTTGCCATCTGCTCGTCAATCTCGGCAGCGGTCAATCCGAAGGTGTTCCCAACGTCTTGAGTAAACGAGTCTTCTCCGAGACCGTCCGCAATTCTTTTAAATACTTTGGCGAGCGCCGGATCTTTGAGGACTTCTTTAACTGCTTCAAATTCCTCGGCTGTGTCCGTGAAATTCTTAAGAGCTTCACTAGCCATGTGAGTATTTTTCTCATAAGCGTCTGCCCATTCAGTTTCAAGGGCTTCTTTAGCCTCCTTATCCACTTTAGCATAATGCTCTTGTTGTTGCTTCATACCCTCACCTAGAGCATTGTTGTAATAGTCCAACAATCCCTGGGCTTGATTTGGTCTAAGACCTAGTTCGTGGGCAGTTTGCTTGAAACCTGTATAAAGGTCTTCATTAGCTTGAATACCTTCTGGAAGGTTATTTTCAACAGCGTAATCCTCTAATGACGCAGGAACTCCGGTCTGTTGGTAGAAATCTTTCCACTGGTCAGCATCCCAAGAATCCCGTGGTTTCAACACCTTATCGGCTCCAATCATCTTATTTGCATGAACAAGACCTACTAAAGCCTTATTTACATCAATTTGATTAGTGCCTTTATCGACATATTTAAGGAGAGTAGGGTCGCCATGGTAATTGGCGTCCAATCCTTCTGGCCAGACAATATCGCTACCTCCGCCATCTGGACTACCGCCGGCTCCTCCGCCGTCATCTGGACTACCGCCGTCTCCTCCGGCTTCTCCACGTACGTCTAGTAACATAAACATCAAAAATTTCAATAGTTTAGCGAACATCGTATTCCTTCTCCTGTCTGATAGACTCGGCAATCATATTGTGGACTTGCTCTACGTCTTTATTCATAAGTTTTAAGATTTCTAGAACAACAGATCTCTTACCCTCATTAATCCACGCCACATACTCTGGCAGGTCTACTGAGGCAATCGGAGTGATAAAGCACCCATATTGCATAAGATCGAACAAAACTTTCTGCCCGTCTTCGGTTTTAAATACTGTTTGGTAAGCTCTGATTAAGTCAACGGTCTTTTGAGATTGCTTGGCAATCTCCTCTAGTTCTTTTTCTGTAGTCATTTCCTATCCTTCTGCTTTGATGGCCGGAGCCACTTTTGACACTTTTTCAGCGTCCTCCATTTCTACTTGCCTACGTCTCTCATCTTCTGCTTGGGCAGCTCTCTGCTCTTGCATTTTCTTGACTTTAGCAGGATCGTTGAAAATCTCCTGAGGAACACTATAACTATCAGCCATTACTTGTAAGTAAGATGGTATATTCAAATGATCCATAGTGGAAGGGTCTAATTCAACAATTGGAGCCACACTTCCTAAAAATCTTTCAATAGACTGGGCTTCGATAGCTCTTTGAGCCTTAGCGATCTGACTCGAGAACCTAGCTCTCGGGTTAATACCGTCCAATTCCTCTGGAGGATCTGGCGGTAAAAGATCGTTATCCTTCATAATTCTGATAAGTCTAGCTACAATCGGTTGAAGTAATTCAAACTCTAAACGAGTCAACATCGGTCCAAGTAGACGTAATGATTGGTCAATACGCTCATTTACCTCGGTAGCCGTCATTTGTGGACCTTCTCTCAGTTGGAGTTGGTCGATAAAGAAATATTTACGTATCTCTCCTCGAGAGTCTTCCACCAAGTCCAAGCCGACTGGCACATTAGCGTTAGTATTAAGAGACTCCACCCTATCGTTAGTCCCAGCTCTGTAGGTGGTAATCCCACCAGGACGAGTATTGACCCGACCCATGATACCGTCATCGGGTGCAAGAAGAGGGGGGTCCACAATTTTTTGGGCTCCACGAATAGTCACCTTTCTCATTTGGTTAACCATACGGATCTCAGGCAAAGCTTTCATCCCAGGACCACGACCGTAAACTTCGCCAGGAGTCTTACTCCAACGAGGTACAGCTCCAGGAAATTCGTCAAATCCCGCTTCCTTAAGGAAAACCGGTTTATCTTTAAGTACGTGCAAGGATACTAGATCCTTGTTCACACCTACGTTTTTCTTTCTTTTTCGCCCTTTTCTAGGCTCAACAAACCCACGAAGCTCGGCTTCTTTCCTCTCCATAAGGAGGTGGACGATAATAATATCCTTGTCCAAATCCTTATCATACTTCCTCTGAATGTCCTCAGGGAACTTATCCTTCCCATATTCAGCGTAGGCTTGATAGACAGTCATCTTTTTCTCTTGAGACATAGTGGAAACAAGTCCTCTATTGTTCTCACCAAGATAAACCATGTAAACCGGAAGCGCCTGGAAGCGAACTACAAATTCATCGTCCTCAAACATCATAAGTGGACCGGTTCCAAGAGCATTAAGCCCTTTGAACATACCGCCAGCTTCGGGGTGGAAATTCGTGTTATTTAGAATATTTAGAGCAATTCGTACAGTTTCTTGAAGATATTTACGAACACCGGCAACCTTATCAAGTTGTGGGTCCCCAGTAGTCAGCTCAAACCATTGAGATGTAGGGTTAATCGCCATACTCATAAGAGCAGAACTTAACAGCTCATTATTATGTTCAGCGGAGTTATCGTACAATTTATAGTGCTTTTCCTCGCCTTTTGACTTGTGTTGCCACTCATATACGTCATCAAGTTCTGGAATCACATAAAAAGCGGTGTTGTACCAATGGTCATCCCAATTAGCACGTTCTCCTACTTTCTTCTCATGGAATTTTACAATTCGTTTAGCACGATCGTTCTCTTTAATGGTCATATTATCTACCTGATAGGTTTAATCCGCTTACGCCGGGTTGTCGTCTTCTTCGAAGAATATCCGTTCTTCTTTGAGTAAATGAAGAAATAAGGGCCTTTACTTGGTCAGGATTAACCAATTGAGCTTTTCTATCCTCAAGGAACTTACTTCCCTCAGGACCAGAAACAGAAGTTTCCTTAGGTTTATCTAGTTTAGCGCCCGGAGTAGAGGCAAGACTTACCCCCTGTTGTTGAAGTTTCTCCACGTCGGTTCTACGAAAACCTACGTTAGTTTCAGTCACAGAACTTTGCCCAGAACTTGAACTCATACTAATACCCCAATTCGTCCCAGTCGTCGTCGGCTTGGACTTGCTTATTGTTTACCCAATCATCATCCCTAGTAGAAACCCTGTCGTCAAGCGCAGAGTATCCAAAGGAGTCGGAACCGTGAGAAGCCCAGTTATGTTTAGGTTTTTCCTTGAACATCATAGTCTTTTCGTCCCATTCCTTCTGATAATCATACAGGCAATCTAGACCCCTTGCACATTTTTCTTTATCGAACCGGGAAATTCTGATACGGGCACGACTAGCACTTATTCTATCATCAACCGCTTGTCTTGGCTGAATTTCTACGATAAGTCCCAATTTTCGGGCAGTTTCCTGTCTGGTTTGCCCAGATCCGAACTCTTTTACCTTCCCATCGTGCGGCCATATATGACGACCGTATATATACCCTTTATCCTTAATCACCTTGGCATAATGCTCTACACCTTCCCCATTATTCTCATAATAGTCGATATAGTGGTACATTGCGCCCACACGCTGGCGGAACCAAATAGTACATTTGTCACCAACACCGATGTCCCAGAAAGTTTCAACCGGATATCTAGGATCATAGGGAACTACCCCGATTCTCTCCTCTCTCTCCGCTTGATTTAGCAAATGTCCGAAATAACTACCTAGAATGGCAGCGGTGAAAGAACACTCAAGCTCTTGCTCCACTTCCTCGTCGGTAAGGTCCGCTCTCATTTCATCAAGTTCTTCCTGGGAAACAATCCCAGTTTCACTCGCCTTATAAATTGAGGTGAACCAGTTGGAATTCGCCTTATATTTCCTCCACATATTATATCTTTCCGCCTCATCTGAGGTGGATTTGCGGAGTATTTCCTTTAATTCAACGTCAGTAGTCTCAGGAGTGATCCCCTTAGCTACTTCCCATTCCCCCATTTTGACCCTAACTTCATCAACGTCGTTAGAATCCTCATAGGACTCTGCCCAGGCTTCCATTTCCTGAGCCGAAACAAATCTTTTCCAAAAGTGGTTCTTGCCCTTAGGCGTACCAATGAAAATAATCCAGGGATCAAGAGGCTGTTGTTTCAAATCCCACTTAAGTCCTAGATCTTTGGCAATTTTCCCTCTATCCGACAAAGCAGGACGAAGAATTTGGCCCCAAATGCTAGGATCACATTGAGCATACTCGTCAATAATCCCACCATCAAAATACATACCACGATAGGAATCAGGATCGTCACTACCGGCAAGCATAATGGAGATAGTATCGGGGTCATTCTCACCGTTCTCGGGATCAATGAACCAGTCTCTTTTAATATAGACCGTAAGTTCTGACTTATTAACCTTAACGCCTGGTATGTTCCTCGTGTAATCAACAATGTATTGCCAAGCGATTTTTTTAGCTTGCTTATAGGTCGGAGCCAAATAGACATATTGAGGATTCCTTAAGGGATTAGATAAAGCTCGGTCAATCAGCTCATTAATACAAAGAACTGTCTTACCGAATCGCCGATGGCAGACAAGTACATTAAATCTCTTTAAGCACTTGTGGACTACCTTCTGTAATTTACGAGGGGTGTAACCCGTAGTAATACGTTTTACACCCGTCATAGATTCTGATGAATTGCTCAATTAAAGACCGATCTCAGCCATTTTCTCATCTTGCTTCTGCGCCTTGATTACAGAAGTCTCTTCACCCTTAACTTCACTGTTAAGTTTCGCAACGGCTTCAGATTTTTGTCCTTGGCGTCTCTGAATGATTTGCTCAAGAAGTCTTTTCTTAGTGACGTTCTTAGCAAAATCTACACCTTCAGTAACAGCAAGTTCCTTAAGTTCCTTAAGGTTTAGCTTCATTACAGGTCTTTCAGTAACAGGCTTTTCCTTATCGTCCTTTTCCTCTCTTTTAGTAAGAGGTTTACTTTCGGTCGAGGCTTTAGGTGCTGATTTTTTAACGTCAGCATAAGAAAAAGTTCCGTCTGGATTTAAAATTCTAGCTCTCATTAGGTAATCCTTTTGAATTGGTTGGTAATAATAAACAATAGAATAAACTCAAAATTACTCCGTTGCAACAGGTGCGATTTCGTCAGAAATATAAAATAATATTTGTTTACGAATGTTTTATAAAAATTGGGTGTGAGGTGATCTAGAAATTATATATATATAATATTTGTTTATGAATGTTTTATAAAAATTGGGTGTGAGGTGACGGCTCCCTCCTTCTCAGAACTTCCGTTCTTGGGGGTACCCCCTCGTCCTTCAGTTCAGATAAGGTACCTTACTCCGGTACTCGTTTCACTCGCACCTATATCTCGCTACTCATTACTTCGTAGCTCGGTCAAAGGTACTTGTATTATGTTATTCGTATTCACTCATAACATAACCTATATAAAGGAGAGGGCACAGCACAACACACACTATGCTAATGACACTTGTCACGCAGAGCAGCCCACTTCCCTCTAGTGTTCTAGTACTCCAAGGCACACTATCCCTAGTGTACTAGGCTCAGGCTTAGTACTAAGGTCATAAATATTGCTTATGATAAAGGTGATTCGGCGCTGCTTCAATTTATAGTGGATAAATAAAAGCACGAATGTCCGGTCCTTTTTAAAGTATTCAATACCCCTCTTTTTACTAAAGGGAGTGAGTATTTTTTACAGTCTACACTTGTCAACACATAAAAACCGCGCTAATGTATATTCAAGCAATGGCATTAAAGCCAATTCACGAAGGTAGTAGATCATGAATAAAACACAAAAAGAGTTATTAGTAAGTCAATTAATCCAGAACGATGGAATGGTTAAAGAGCTGGGGATTATCTCTAAAGAGCTTGTAAGGTCAATCTATGAGATTAACCCAAGTCACGAGTTAACCGTAAAGGTTAAGGGTTCTAGAGGTGATAGAGGTCTAGTTAAGATGAACGTAGACTCTATTCTTTCTGGCGCTGAACTATTCCAAGGTGAGTATATTTCACAGGTAATGAGGTAATAATTATGCTTTATTTCATCGTTACAGTATCAATCACATTCACATTATTAATTAATCACGTACAAGCGTTAGGAGTTTAGTTATGGAAAGAATGACAATGGCTGAATTCAGAGACGCCACTAATTTAAGGGCTTGCGTAAGACATTTAGAGTCTTTATGTGGAGAAGTGGAGCTAGTCAGTTATGGACTGGCTCCTAATCCCAATGGTTTTTGTTATGAGATATTAGAAGGTGCTGACGTCGGTTGGGACATGATTGAAGAACTCGATAGGCTCCTAAATAACCTGTCAAACAGAGAAGAAATAGAACTTAAATACTTGTATTTGAGCTAACAAAGGTAGTAGAACAATGGGAAACACAGTTAATTATTTAGAATTTGACGACGCTTTAGACCTAGTGGAAAGAATAGCCGAAAGAGCTAAGGGATTTAACCACACTATGTCTGAGCTTGAAAAACAAGCAATGGCACGATTATTGTCAGATTGTGGGGTAGAAACTAAAGACCTTATTAACGTAAATAATTTAGCCGATAACTATGCTATTAACGCTGAAATAGTCACGCCTAGTGAGGTTGAACAGTACAGTAAAGAAGCTTTAGAAGACGCTCTATTTAGTTGGATAGAAGACGGCGATACCTATTACTGTATTCAATGGTAAGGAGCAAAGAACAATGAAACAAGAAGAACTAAATGAGATTTTAAGAAAACATAAGTTATGGTTCGAAGGCGAAGAGGGCGGTGAACGTGCAGACCTCCGGGGTTGTGACCTCCGGGGTTGTGACCTCCGAGATGCCGACCTTCAGGGTTGTAACCTTCAAAATTGTGACCTTCAAAATTGTGACCTTCAATATGCAAAGCTTCAGAATTGTGACCTTCAAGATGCAGATCTTCGGGGTACTGACCTAGACTTCTCCTGCTTTCCTTTGTGGTGTGGTGGTAAGAACTGGACGGTTGACGATAAGCTGCCAAAGATGCTTTGTGCCTTCATTTGCTCAATGAATTGTGACGACGAGGAAACCAAAAATATTCAAGAACTAATTAGACCTTATGCTGAGAAATCACATAGGGCAGAAGATATATTCTAGGAGAATAAATAATGGAACCAACAAAAGAAGAATAAGCTAATTAATAAACTGCTGGGCATAAATGACCAAACTAACCCACATTTAAAGAAGGAAGGGAATAATGGCAAAATATAGAGTAATTGTACCGTATTGGTTCACGTTGAGCGCAATAGTTGAGGCGGAAAATGAGGAAGAAGCTATGGAGAAATTTAATCTAGTCCCTACTGACGAGTGTAAAGAGGGCTATCAAGGGATTTTAGATAGCTACGATATTGAAATAGAAGAAATTGAGGACTAAAGACCGTCTAAACCACTAGAACCATTATTATCTATTAAAACAGGGGCAGGTTTTTCCTGCTCCTTTTTTATGACTTCAACTACCTCAGCTTTATCTGGTAGTTTTCCACGATCGACGCCCGTATCAATAATAATAGTGGCAGGACCAACGTTATTTTGACCTGTATCTCTTCTATCCTGATAGTTCATAGGAAATAGGTTCTTAAGCATAAAGATTAATGAAGCTGGATTAGATTTAGGAGATTCACCAGAAGCGGATAAAAGAGCTAATTCTTCCCATTTAGCTAGTTGATACATTTTCCCAATTTCCCTAGCTTTCTCAAATTCGGGATGTTCCTTGGACCACTTAACTAGAGTCATGGGGCAAACCTTAGCTTGGGTCCCAAATGTGGTGAAAGTACGCCCCTCGGCCATCCATTCAACCAATTGCAAAGCAAAGTCTTCGTGATATTTCCTATAATGCCCAAGCTTTGAGAGAGTTTTCTCAGATTCTCTAGCGAGTTGGTACTCAGGGTCTTTCATAATATCTTTAGTGCGGTTTTTTGACATTTAACCCTCTGGGTTTTTTCATGGTGGCATTTTTTACATAATACCTGAATATTGTCTGGGGAGCAAAATAACAGCCTGTCTATGAACACGTCCCAACTACCTTGATAACCCCCAACTTCCTCAATATGATCCGCTTGAAAGTCCTTTTCTAACCTGGATTCAAAACCACAAAGCTTGCACACAACAAAAGTGAGGTATTTGTCATTCCCATTTTTGTAAGTACCGACTAATTTTTTGTATTTTGCCTTCTTAAATGCGCCAGCTCGAAGCTCAGATTTCAACCAAAGCATACGAAGTGAAGCAATAATTCGACCGTGAACGGGAGGTTTTTTCTTCTTTTTTGCCATGAAATTATAATACTGGCACATTGAAAAAATGTAAAATTTACCGAAAATCTGACAATTTTGTTGACGTTTGTCACTAGTTATGTTTTTATTTACTAAATAATAGTTAGTGTTTAACGCACTAGCTAAGGACACGATTTTGTCGGGAGGTAGTAGAATGGCAAAAAATTCCATGAATTTAGAGGAATTCTTTGAAGAAAATCCGCAGTTCAATAAGACAACATTTTCTAAAAAGGTGGGTATTGATAGGACTTCGATCCACCATTACATGAACTGGGAAAGGACACCAACACTCCTAATTGCCCTTAAAATGCACTATATTTCAGGAGGACAGCTCGATTTGACCAAGTTGCTTAACCCTACGGAAATACAGAGTTTTAAGGAGTGTCAGGACCGTTTCCAAGGCATAGACGCCCTCTAGGTTTACACGAATAAGTAAAATTGGTATAATAGTTACAACGAAGTTTTGTAAGGCAGTTCACAAGCCTTGCTCACAACTACCGTAGTTAGAATCCTAACGCACTAAGACTATTCCCCATTGTACTTGTTGTTTTGAAACCCCGACGACGTGTCGAGAGAGAGAGAGTGAGATTACTAGTATAAAAAGGGGGAAAGAATTTACCCCACAAATTTTTTGTACAATATTTATTTAGGAGAAGGACTACTTATGGATCAATGGAAAATTACTTACGAGGTTTTGATAAAAGATAAATCTTTATATCCAACATTAACTAGAAGAGTGAAGGACGAGAAAATTATCCGCGCCTCAAGTTTACTCGAAGCTATGACTCGTTTCGAGAGTCGAGTTTGGGAAGGTGAAATCCTTTCTATAAAATTCTCTAAAATTAAGTTGACAGGTAGATAATATCTAGCAAGAATTTCGCTACCAATCATAAAACAATTGGCCATTGACGAAAACGAGGGATCGGTTACCCTATTAGCCTTCCCTCGTTTTTGTCTGCAATAGGGAATGGAGAATTAATGGAACATCAAGAATATCTGGAAAAGATAGACAATTTCGCTCACCACATTGTTAAGAAATATCCTTCAGTCAAAAAATCTACCCAAAACAGAGTTACCTTAGACGGTATCACGCTGAGGTACGGTAAGTTCTTTAGTGACTACCTACTGAGTGATATTAATGATTATGGTTTATTAGATAAAGGGCTTGAGGCGGTTAAGGACAATTCTGCCATGCTGGACTTTGTTTCTAGTGTGGTCCAGAGAATCAACTATATTAAGAGGCAGAACCTCACTCAGGAGCTTATCCAGGAGAATGATGGGGAGTTAGACTTATCTATTGATCCTGGGGCTTTTGATCTGTTCATAGATTTAGAGAATAATGTGAGATTCTTCTACGATATGCAAAGAAGGGAAGTGTCCTCGATCAATGTGGACGCTTGGCTTAGTCTCCTCAATAAGGACGAGTCTGAGGTACTTAAGAGCAGCATGAAGCCAGCTAAAACCTCCTACGAGCCCTACGATATAACGCCCATAAAGACGATTTCAGAGAGTGGAGGTAACTTTGCCCTCATAAACCTGTATAGTCCTCCAGCGTGGCGTTTAACGCCTGAGAAACCGGCTAAATGCCCACCTATTATAGATCGGGTGCTAGATCACCTATTCCCGTTTACTGAGGAGAGAGAATATGTTGAAAATTGGCTTTTTCAGGCCCTCACCGGGAGAAACGAGGTTTATCTTGTTCTCAATGGGGCGAAAGGCATCGGAAAGGGAGTTTTTACGTCACTACTTCGGTCCCTTGTGGGAAGACAGAATTACAGTGAGGCTCCCGTGGCTCTCCTTATCTCTAATTTCAATGCAATACTCGACCAGAAACGGGTTGTGGTTATGGACGAGTTTCGTGTTGGCAAGAAAGAACACACGAGGCTCAAGCGTTTTGCCAATAGGTATCAGAATATCGAAAAGAAGGGATTTGATGCTACTGAAGCTGTCGAAACCTACAATTCCTACCTTATTGCTAATAATGATCTTAGTGATATGTTCCTTGAGTACGATGACCGTCGCTTTAGCGTCCCTCAGCTCACTTCTAAGGCACTAACTGAGATTATGGGGCAGGAAGAAATTGCCGAGCTTACTCAAGAACTGGACAATGAGGAAAGTGATTTAATTAAGGAATTTGGCTACTATATCTTCTTTAATGGAGAAAATTCTAAGTTTAATGAGTTTTCAGTACTTAAAACTAAAAGGTTTTATGACCTAGTTTATGCCTCATTAACAGAATGGCAGAAATTTATCGTAGATAAGGTACTTTCCAGGGAAGCTGAGAGCTATCGGGTGAAGGGAATGGCAAAAGAATTCTCTAAAGAGCATCCAACCGGCAGGACTTTCCCACGTAACTACCAAAAAATTCAAGATTTCTTAGATAATTACCGACATGAAGGTGTAGAAAGGATAGGGGAACTTGACAGAGAAGGAAGGGATGTGTATCTTATTCCAGCAGAACAATATAGATCTGAGGTAGTAGAAGAATCAGATCAAACAGAAAACGACATTGATTTTTTATAGATAAAGTAATGCGGAGTATTTTAGGTGTCCCTTTTACCGCAAACCAAATATAGAGGCCCAGGGTCGTGTGATTCGACCCGCCAATTTTAACAAGGTAGTAGTAAAAATGTACGGTTGTAAATTTCCAAATAAGCGAACAAGCTTAGAGAACTTAAAGAAAATTCAAGAAAACAGATATTTCGGATCTGACGGAAGGGAGTACGATGCGCCCACCGTTGACGATATGATTCTGGAAAAAGAAAGCAGAAAGCAGGACGCTCTATTTGAACAACAAATGGACGCCTGGGATATGGAAGAGGAGTTTAATCGTGATAATAGCTAGACATAAGATGGCGAAAATTCAGGGCGGGAAACATATAAAAACCTTCCGATTGAATAATACCCATATCACTCAAAAAGAGTTTGCTAAAGGTTTGGGCTATTGCGCTTCTCATATTCAATATATTGAGAAAGGTGACGTGTTTCCAAGTCACGAATTTATGCTCAATTTTGCTAACTATTTCGGCATTAAACCTGGAGACGTTTTCCAGTGGTATTTTGCTGAGAACTAGGAGGAAGGGGTGAGGATGATTGATTTATTAAAGGCGACAAAGAAAACAGTTATCGACAATGCTGATTTGCAATACCTGGGCAATAAAAAGCAAATCTTGAAAATGATCGAGAAGGCCTGTGAAGGTAGAAATGATCCTCATTTTTTAATTATGAGACAGCCAGAAGAAAACGAAATAGCTCTGTACTCATTTGAGGGAAAATTGTCTGAGTTGAAAATGCCTGACCCTATTTTTATGAGAGGTGAAGATGACTAACAAGGAAGCGAATAAGATTATAGCGGAATTTATGGAGCTTGAGTGGGATACGCTTCCTAGTGGAGACATAGGAGTTGCTTCATATACCCATGGGATCAAATCAATATTGGCTATCAATCCCTTTAGTAGCTCATTGGATAACTTGGAGTTGGTTTGGGAAAAGATAGAAACTGGCTTCCTAGAGGTGTCTCTGTGTGGATATGATAGTCAGGCTGAGTGGTATCGAGAAGAGGGCAATATTGGCTATATTGCTAGAGCTAAGCATTATAGTAATTCAGTTAAGCAAGCCGCTGCTGTTGCAACAGCTAAGGCGATTTTGGAGGTGGGGAAATGAGCGAAACAAAAGAGACGTATCAAGTAGTTAATGAGGTAGAAGTTTATAAAGACGGTGTTCAGTTATTTTACTTCGGTGAATTTGATTGTGCCGATGGCGCAGAAGCCGCTGCGACTGAGCTTAATCTTGTTCAAACCAAGCTCGACAAGGCGAACGCTGAGATTGAGAGGTTGAAGGAGCGAGTTCAGATTTTAACAAGCTGCTTATCTGATAATTTGGATAATATTTCGTGCGACCATAGAGACGCCAGTGAGTGCACCCCTTGTAATATTGACGCAGTTTTAGCCAGGTACTCAGATCACGATAATATATCACTTGTTATGAAATTAAAAACCCTTAAGCAATTCGCCAAGCAGGCGATTAAGGTGATTGGCTTTTATGGGGATATGGATAACTGGTTCTACGACAAGATCACTCCAAGGGTTTGTGATTCATCAGTAAATAGTCAGGGGAAAGCTGGCGAAAAGGCCCGAGAATTCGAAAACTCAGAAATCTATAAGCAAGTCAAAGGGGTTTGTGATGAGTAAAACAGTGAACGAATTATACAAATCACTCAGTGAAGAATTTATACGAAAAGGGATAGCCTCAAACAGATTCTCCGAGCTTGAAGAACTTCATACTTGGGCAAGTATCGGTGAAAATGCTAATAGTGAATATGAAAAAATCCAATCCCAAGCAGCGCAGCTCAAAGAGTTAACCGAGGCGCTTGAACAGATCAGTACATGTGACCACTCTGGTAAATGCAGACTATGTACAGGACTTGCAAATGAAGCCCTAGAAAAAGCGAGGTAGAGAGTGAGTGACTTAAACCTATGTAAAAATCATAAGCAAGAGTGGAAACATTCTGAATACTCAGAAGGCAATTGCGACTATTGTAAGATCGAAAAAGAACTCCAAACCACCAAGCAAGCGCTTGAGGTGGCGACGGATGCACTTGAAAAGCTTTGCACTATCCACAACAAGAGCCGTATTGATAAGGTAAAAGCAGAGATCGCTAAAATACTAGGAGAAAGAGATGAGTAAAAATGATGCAATTAAACTCGCAAGGGATATAGCTCTCAGGAAAAAAGAAAGGATATATAAAGATGCGGATAGGCTTATCAGTAACGAGGCGGACTTTGATGAAGACTCGATACCGGAAGAATTGCAGCTATTTGTAGATATGTATAATCTTTGCGGAACACTAGACAACGAGATTGCCAAACTAAAAGAGGAGAATACCAAGCTTAAGAGAGAAGTAATAAGATTACTTGAGGAGATGGATACTTATTAATACTTTAATAAAAACACCAAGACCTAATAAACCGTGTAAACAACACCGAAAAGCCGTAATTTACATACTTTAATGGAAATTTTCCATGTGGAGAAAGATTACATAAACGTAAAAAAAAAGAATATGACAAGACCACTACTAAATAAGAAAAATTTAAAGTTCTCTGGAAAATATTGCTTCATTGACTTTGAATTCAATGAAGTTCTAGAAACCCAGGTAAATCTTGTATCTTGTTGTTTTATTAAGACTTCTGCAATAGCTAATTATACGGAGTACTGGCTTCATAATGAAGAATATGAACAAAAGCGTCTAGTTAAGGAGCTTACTGATCTTAAGGATAAAGGTTTCACCTTTGTAGCCTATAGTGTGGAAGCGGAGGCTAGATCGTTTATGGCGTTAGGGCTCGATCCCTTGGAATTTAGCTGGATTGACCTCTGGCTAGAATATCGCTGCCTTCTTAACCACGATCACCGTCTTTCTTATGGTAGGCAAATGACTAAAGAAGGGCGAATCATTAAAACCTTCCCACCTAAACCCAAATGGTCAAAGGTACAGGGAGAAAATAACTCTAAACCGGCTGACGGGATTACCTCAGCGGTCTTTAAAATGCTTGATAATACAGTTATCGACCATGAAAGAAAGAGGAATACCAGGGATTTAATCATTAGTGCGCCGGATGAATTCACTATCCAGCAAAAAGCCGCCATTATGAAATATTGCCAGGACGACGTTAGATATCTTCCTGCTTTGTTCTTTCATATAGGTAAGGAATATGCTAGAAGATATCCCTCACACATATTGCCCAACCTAAAAGAGTGGATGCTCAATCGGGGTGAATACTCTGCTAGAACCGCTCTTATGGTGTCCCTGGGCTACCCTATTGACTACGATAGATTAAAGAACTTCTCCGATTCAGTTCCTAAGATTCTTAGGGAAATTCAGAGAGATATTAACTCCCAATTCGATTGGGACGTTTTCCGCTGGAAGAGAACCGAGCATAAATACGCTTGGAATCAAGTCGGGACGAAAAAATGGATTGTAGAAAATCACACAAAGGATCAACTAGATGGATGGCTTAAAACAGATAAAGGTTCCTACTCCCTCAGCTTGGAAGCATTTAAAAGATTTTACGATTTTAGACATGACTATCCTAAACATAATCTCGGAGCCCAGCTCGTTAGATTTTTGCATACTAGACAGAACCTTAATGGATTCCTACCTGCAAAGGAAGGAAAGAAAACTTTTTGGTCATCCGTTGGATCCGATAAGCGAGTTAGACCTTATTTCAATATTTACGGCTCTCAGTCTGCTAGATCGCAGCCTTCTGCCACTGGATTCATTTTCCTCAAATCAGCATGGATGCGGTCCCTTTGCGCTCCAGAAGCAGGGAGAGCGATTAGTGGTATTGACTATAAATCGGAAGAATTTCTCGTGGGAGGATTATTGTCTAACGATTCAGCAATGCTTGAGGCCTATAAATCAGGTGATGTGTACTTATGGTTTGGGAAAGCAACTGGAAGGATACCAAAATCAGCAACTAAAGCTTCCCACAGTGATTTACGGGACCGCTTTAAGTCTTCAGTACTCGGTATCCAATATGGAATGATGGCTCCCTCATTAGCAAATAAAATTGCTAATGATACTGGACAGCCATGTTCTGAGGAAGAAGCCCAGGAATTTATTGATATGTTTGAAGATGTTTTCCATAAATATATGGATTATAGGGAGGATATTTTAGATGACTACGAAACGAACGGATTCCTTATACTCGATGACGGGTGGACTATGTGGGGAGACAACCGAAACTTTAGGTCAGTCGCTAATTTCCCGATCCAGGGGGCAGGATCCAGCATCATGCGAAAAGCTGTCCGCCATGCTCAGAGGCGGGGGCTTAAGGTTATCTTCACTCTGCACGACGCTCTTTACATTGAGCATGATTCAGACGATCTCGGCCCTATCGACGTCCTCGCTACTGCTATGGATTTGGGATTCAGGGAGTCTTTCCCTGAAGACATTCGTCACCTTGCTAATGTTGGTTTGGACGCCAACGTGTGGTCTACTGATTACGACGATATTGACGATTATGTACAAACGCCAGGTGGATTAACTGTTAAGAAGCAACAAAAATATGTAGACCCTCGTGGAATAAATGAGTATAAAAAGTTTTCAAAATATTTTGACAGAGATATAGATTTGGACGTACTTTAAGCGTTCAAGATAAAAGTCATAAAAGTAAAAAGGAGAAAAGTATGACAGTTCAAAGAAGAAAAAGATCAATTTCTGGTGGAGCCCGTTCTTACAGAGGGTGGAAAAATTGGACAGCTGGGGATATCCTAGTTGGTCGTTTTGTAAACCAGTCTGTTGACCAGTACGACAAGCCTAATTATCACATTGAAGTTATCGAGACAGATTTCGCAGAGGAAGAAGAGAACGTAGAAGCTGGAAAGAAGCTTGTTCTTAATTCTTGTGGATCCCTTGACTATGCTATGGAGCAAGTTGAGATCGGTATGGACATTGAGATTATTTACCAAGGTACTACGACTCTTGAAAAAGGGAAGTATAAGGGTAAAGAGTGTCATACTGTAGAAGTTTCTGAAGTCCTCACAGGGGAAGATACTTCAGAAGAACAAGAAACAACTTCAGGCCTCTAAGGTCTGATATCTTTGGGGTGTCAGGGGATCTACTACCCTCCTGGCATCCTTCCTTTAAGCAGAAGGGTTACAAAATGAAAATTGAAAAAGGGCAGATGTACGCATCAGCCGACTTAACTAACGCCGACTATCACGGTACTGAAGGGTTCTTTTCTTCCTCAACTCTTAAGGATATGTTGAAAGATCCTGAACTATTTCACGCAAAATATATTACTAAGACCTTAGAAATGAAGGTTTCAGCTCAACTCCAATCAGCTTTCGATATTGGAAGTTATTTCCATGCTGCTGTTCTAGAGCCCGATGTTCTAGAGAAGGAGTTCGTCATTGCTGACGTTGCCCGTAGAGCTGGGAAGGAGTGGAGAGATGCCCAGGAAGCCGCTGAAGAAAAGGGAGCAACCTGTCTTACTGCGGATCAAGTAAAAACCGCCAATGTTCTTGTAGAAGCTGTACAAGATTCTCCAATCGCCATGGAGCTTCTAGAGAGTGGGGAAGCTGAAGCCTCACTCTTTTGGGAGCTTATGGGGTGTAATGTGAAGGTGAGAGCTGACTGGCTTCAACTTTCAGAGGAAGAGTCTTATATTGTGGACCTTAAATCTACTACAGGCTCGGTAAGAGATCCTCATGGAATTAGGAAAAAGATTGAATCTCTCTCTTATGACCTATCCGCTGCTCTTTATGTGGACACGATCAATAGCTGGATCGAGAAAACTAATCAGCCTTACGCTAAGATTGAGACTTTCTACTGGACCTTTGCTTCTAAAGATCAAGGAACTTGTAGAACCTACGCCTCAACTGAACTCATGTTAGAGGTGGGGAGAGCTAAGTATCAAAAGGCCTTAGCTGAGATTAAGAAGTTCCAGGACAACGAGTGGGAATTTACTGACGAGGTGGAGTGTTTAGATCCTCCACGATGGGTAGTAGATGAATGGCTCGAGGACGAAGAAGAAACACAATCAAACGACCTAGACGGTCTATAGGAGATAGTTATGAAGGGATTTATAAATCAGAACGTACCTAATGGGTTTAAACCGTTTAGCTTAACTCTCGAAGTAGAAACTGTTGAAGAGGCCAGAACACTTTTTCATATTTTCAATAACGGTGCTTTAGCTCAAGTGATTGCGGCGAATAGAAATTGGTACGGTATGGAGAATTATTCTAAAAATCTATCTACTCTAACCGGAGATAACTTAGCTACTAAGATTAAAAAATATATAGAAAGCGGTAATTCAAAAATATAAGGAGTAATTATCATGCAAATTAAAGAAGTAATGGTCGGAGCGACCGAAAAAATTGGAGAGTCCTACATCAAAGCTGAGGTGAGAGCTGACGTTTTCCCAGGCGAAGATATGAACGCTGTTCGTGCTGAACTTGTAGAAGAGGTTAACAAAACCATTGAAGCTCAGTCAGGACATAAACCAGCCACCGTTAAAAAAGTGGCAAAGAAAACAGCACCTAAGAAAGAAGCCCCTAAAGAGGAGCCGAAAGCTGAGGAGCCAAAAGAAGAAGCACCTAAAAAGGAGCCTGCTAAGAAGAAGGTGACTAAGAAAAAAGCTTCAACTCGTAAGCCTAAGATCCTTAGTTATGATCGTACCTTAAACGATCATAAGGAACGTATTGCTGACATTCTAGACGACGCCCTTCCAGGGTGGAGAGTAGAAGGATCTGAAGAAAAAGGTATCGCCGGTAAGGTGAGCCAAGCTGTTGTTGGTGTTGATTTCCTTGACGGGGATAAAGTACTTCCGGCTTTCATTGAAAAAGTAGTAGCTACTGTCGATGAAAATCGTGGGGTTTAAGCCAAATATTATACCTAAGCCCTTCCAAGCGGAGGGCATTGGTTTTCTCGAATCTTCTCCCTATGCCGTCCTTGGGGACGACATGGGTCTCGGGAAAACACTACAGGCACTTGGGGCGATACTTAATGTACGTCCCCAAGCCGCCTTAGTCATTGTCCCCTCCTACCTACGTGGGAACTGGGAAAATGAAGTAGAGAAACTTACAGAATTCAAGCTCAAAACAAAATCTAAAAGGTTCACAGAATACTACTGTTATGAAACCTCTTTAATTATATCCACTTACTCTAACCTCAAGCATATTGAGGAGCTGTTCGATTTAGCTGACTGGGTAGTGGCAGACGAAGCCCACTATTTAAAGAACGTAGACTCTATTCGTGGAGGCCTATTTCACGAGTATATCTACGAGAAAATGCCTAGAAGACTTACCTTAATGACAGGGACTCCAGTAGAGAATAGAACTATTGAGTGGTACTCCCTCTTTAAACTCATAAACTATGAATATGACAATCCTAGAGCGGATACGTTCATGGAATTATTTCCAAATCAGTGGAAATTCAACTACCATTTTAGCAATCCGGTAAAGTTCACAGTAAACGGTAGGACAGTAACCAAATTCAAGGGTAGTAGAAATGTACAAGATCTTAAGGCGATTCAACGAGGAAGATATTTACGGCGTGTTGCGGAGGACGTTCTGGACCTTCCGCCTATTTCAATCAAAGACGTACTTATCAATTATAGTTTTGACGGAAATTTGGAGGAAGAATGGGACGATTTCGTTTCAACTAACAAATCCAACGATTCCAGCGCAAAAGCTTTATCAGCATTGGCAAAAGCTCCCTATACGGCTAAATACGTGGCAGATCTCCATGACGAAGTGGGACACCCAATTATTGTGTTTACCGACCACATCGAATCGGGTGAAGCGATTGCAGCAAAGCTCGAGTGCCCCTTTATATCTGGCGCAACCCCATCAAAGAAACGATCTGAAATGGCAGTACAATTTCAGGAAAGTAAGTACAAGTATTTGGTGGCGACAATTGGCTCATTCTCTACAGGATTTACACTTACTAAAGCGGCTGACGCTGTTTTTAATGATGAATCTTGGGTTCCTGGCAGGAATCGCCAAGCGAGAAAGAGAATCTATAGAATTGGGCAAGAAAAGAAATGTCTTATACACAGGATCCAGGGCTCTCACCAAGATCTTAAAATTTCAAAAATGTTAGAAGAGAAAGAGAAAGAAACTTTGGCGGTATTATGATTGGTAACTTCTTTAAAGATTTTTTAAAAAACTTGGTCGAGACGTTTAAGCTTCTAGCTATAGTAGCCGCAGCTATAGCTTACTTAGGCGTTCTACTAGGCGGAGTGTTTTACATAATAACTTTGTTCGATAGTAAGCAATACATATGGGTTTCAATATCCCAGTTCGCTTGGGTTATTCTATATACTTGCTTTACGATGACAGTAGTTGAAAGGTGTAAGAGGTTAGAATTGTGGTTGTAGGGATGATTTTCGATACTAGAGAAGCTCTTATAGAAGCCTTTAACGAGAAAGTTGACAGTCTTAGATGGCTTAAAAGGTTGGACGGACAACCTATAATAATAAATAGGTCCGAGTTCACAGTTCATGACGGAGCTACGACTTTTTTATATCTTATGGCTGATCTTAATAAGTTAAGAGGTATTAAATTCGACGCAATCATGTACGAAGAAAGTGAAATTACTGTACACCAACTCCGAACACTTCTCTCCTAAAAGTCTGTTATACTAGCTAGGTAAATACTTCCCACTCTCATGGAGGAGAGCGTGAAAATCAATACTTATCTAGTGTTCAATGACCCTCACGGTCCTTGGGAAGATCCTCGGGCTCTCCAACTCGTCCTAGACATAGCTAAAGATCAAGGTGTTACCCATATTGTAATCAATGGTGATCTCCTAGATTTCTATAATTGCAATAGTCACGGACCTAAATCTCCCCATATTCAAGCTATTTTAGAGGACGAACTTCAGTGGGGAATCGACTTTTTCTCCGACCTGCGGAAAAAATTTCCTACTGAGAAAATTGTTTACTTATACGGAAACCACGAGGACCGTCTAGAGCGCATGATTATTAGAGATTGCCCATCCTTTTGGAATCTCCTCACCCTCGATAAACAGCTCCAACTTAAAAAACATAATATTGAATGGTACCGATATAATTATGAATACGCCGTAGAGGATACGATTCTGAGAATTCAGCATAGTCCTCCCAGTTATTCCAAAAATTTGGCCATGACTTGTCTGGAGAAAAAGCTTGATATCTCTGCAATATACGGGTGTTCCCACCGTATAGATCATGCTGTTAGAACGGGCGGGTCTGGTCGTATTTATGAAGTGTGGGCAAATGGTTGGCTTGGCTCCTTCTCGCTGTCCCCAGAGCATAATGAGGTCTTTAGATACGCTAAAGGGCATCAGTCCTGGCAGCAATGTTTTTCACTTCTCACAGTTATTGACGGTAAAGAATTCGTTAATAAACAAATCAGAATACTCCCAGGATATAAGGCGGTCGTAAATGGGTACGTCTATCAAGGATAAAGAAGGTAAAATCCTTCAAATATTCAGAGGTAATGAGGATCCTAACGATAGAGTGGAAACTATTATCCATAATTTAATCCCTAAAATATTCGAGAGCGACGGATTTACGGATTATTACGTAGATATGCTCCTTCTCGCCCTTTTCAATCACGTTCAGGAATTCGAGCCTACCTTGGCAACTCAGCAATCTCTAGTTAAGATAGAGGAATTGAGACTTTGGTTTAAGGCCATAGAAGAATACTAGCAGAAGGAAAATTATGCCTATTCAACGGAAGGTGGATAAGATTATTATCCACTGTAGTGATTCTGATTTAAAACACCACGATAATATTAATGAGATAAGAGAATGGCACATGGACCGAGGCTTTAGAGACGTCGGGTATCATTATTACATTAATAAGAAAGGGGAAATATTTGCCGGTAGAGATCTAGAGGAAACTGGATCCCATTGTAAAGGGTTCAACTCTACTAGCGTAGGTATTTGTATTGGAGGACGTCACCAGTTTACTGAGACTCAAATAAGAGCTTTAGCTAATCTAGTACAAGATCTAAGCTCCTCATTTGACCTAGATATCTATGCGGACGTCTATCCCCACAACTATTTTAGTAAAAGAAAATCTTGTCCTAATTT